CTAATAAAGTGTCCGCATCGCAAAAGAAAATCCATTCCTCGTTAGTTTCAGCAACCCCCAAGTTTCTGGCCTTTGATAAATGAAAGTCTTTTGCGGCCGTCAAGCATGAGCGGATTTTGTTAGTTTGGCAATATCTATATGCCATCTCATCGCCGTAACAAACAACGAATATCTTTGATTTATCTTTGATAGTTGCAATGCACTTTTTTAAATGCAGCAATCTATCTTTACAAGTTATAATTATATCCATAAAATTCCAATTCCGCCCCAGTCAGAACCCTCAATAAATTCGTCATGCTCTTTGCCGTCTTTGATTTCGTTCCAAAACTTATCCACTCGACAAAATAATTCTCTATGCAATGGCGTGTCAATAATGTCATGGAATGCAATCACTCCGCCTTTACGCACAAACTTAGAATAAATTTCGTAATCTGCCTTAACTCCCTCATAAGTATGGTCGCCATCAATCATAAGAAAATCAATCTTTGCATTGCTATTGCCCAGTGCTTTGATTAACTCAGCTTTCAATTCTTTAGAGTCTCCGATTAAATAATCCACGCCGTCAATGTTTGAACGTTGAGCAATATCAATTGAAATGACTTTGTCAAACAATCCTTTGTAAGCGTGTAAGCATCCGCCATCATAGCTTCCAATTTCGACTGCAATCTTTTTGCTCTTCATTGAGTTTAGCGCATGCAACAACTCTTCAAATTCTAAAGGCTTTTGTTGCGCTTTATTGTTTATCGCCAACTGGACTAATGTTTTCATATTCTATGGTTATTTTTTTACCGATTATTTTATTTAATTTCTCTGCCTGCTCGACATTCATAATGTAATCATTTAGATACATTTTTTTTGCAACCTCTAAATATAGGCCGTCATCGTCTTTTTTTAATACGCCTTTGATTTTCATGCTTTATAGATTATAAAGAAAATACCCAACTCTATCAAAATTGTGATAATTGTTTTAGTATAATAAATTCGAGAGCCGCCGTATTCTTTAAAGAAACTCCAGTCCTTTTTGTAAATTTTGTTGTATGACATCAAAACGATTAATGCCAGAATGATTTTATAAATGTTCATATTGTGCGATGATGATTAAAGTATGAATTTGCCCCCATGCCCCATTGACAAGGCGATGTCGTTAATTTTATATTGTGTTTGACCGCTAAGTTGGTTAAAATAGATTGGTCGTGTCTGTGAGCCTTAAATCCGCTCAATTGATAATCTGGATTAAACTCATCATTGACAAGCATAAGATTTGAGCAGAGGTTAAAATATTCCTGCACAAACGCTCTGGTCTCTGGTGTGTTTCTATAAATTTGGATTGCTGCATTCGCTTGCAATTGGTCTGGCATGCAAACAACGCCCATGTCGTAATATGTCTCAGACTTGCACCAATCAATGTGTCTTTGGCCATTGTGAAATAGCTTTATATTTTCGCCGTCTTTTATTAAATCATTTGGATTCTTTAGGCATTCAATTGTTGAATCCAGATACATCACATATTCGCCCTCGTCAATGATGCTCAAAATATAGTCTATTAAATAAGGTTTCCAAAGCCACCAACCATAACCCCGAGACGAATATAGATGCTCTGGGTAAGCATCAAAAAGCATTTCAACACTTTTCTCGTTAAACGTTTTAGTGTACATAAATCTGCTCATGGATTTATGCAATTTATCGATAGCTTGTTGATAATCCTTTGTCCCGAAAGTTATGCAGATTGGCATTTTGTTTTTATATAATTATATATATTTAAGTCGCTAAAATAGTATTCTTTTTGCTCTTCGACAAGTTTTTCTGAATCGCCCATGCTTGCAAGCGAAATAATAGCCTCTAAACGTTGCATTGTATTTTCAGCAATGGCCGAATAAGGTATCGGAAACGCATTGCAAATGACAATATCCCAGAATTTTTCTGTAACATAATAGTCCTCAATTGAATTTTCAATACAAATAGACGTGTGGTAATCAATTAAACCATCTTTTTTTTCTTTTAATTCGCCTTTATATCTGGCATCCTTAATGTCCCAACCTTTGCCATAAATATCAATGTCCAAATCCGATGCTAATATCTTTTCGACTAATTCTTTTCGAAATCCATACAACGTTCCCTCTCTCGGTTCTTGTTTGGCCACTATAAAACTGCACTTTTTAGTTTTTTCAGCCTTTAAGTTTATTGCATCTTCATAATCTAAGCCAGTCCAATTAAACATCATTGGCAATTGGTTATTCACTGGCGCAATAAACTCAGCAACTTGCCCAGTCCAATCCTTATAATTTGCCGACCAACTCGGTTCTTGCGCAAATGCAAAGGTTTTTGCAGGGTCTTTTATCTTTTCTATTGTGTCATTGAATATAAATAGCAAGTCATAGTCATTGCCATACGTAAACTCAAATTTTTTAACCGCATTTTTTGGAGCAAATTGTCGCATTACCTCACTTGCCAACCTTTCAGATGTGGCATAGTTGCTCGTTAGTTTTACTTTTAGCATAAATGTTTGATTTTATAGTTTTTAGTTGCGCAAAAGGTTGAAAAAAACCGCTCGCAAATGAATGTGTGCATTGGATAATATTTAACCCCAGTAATTTGTTTAATTTTATCTGGCGAAAATCGCCCGCACTTGTATTTAGTGTCTGTAAATAATCTATTTTGTAGCCATTTATCTTCGCTCTGCGCCATTATATCCATCAAAGGTATTAACCATGTGCAAACAAACTCTTCGTATAACTCAGAGCGTGAAACGTGAGCATTTTGGTAAATGGTCGGAGTGTTTAATCTGTCTATTTTTAGGCCATTGAATTGATTAAAGATATATTGAGCCGTTTCAATTATTCCAGAATGCCAACCCTCAGCCACTCGCCAGACATTTGGTTGCGTGTGCAAGCGATAAAATGTATAAATGTCGAAATCTTTGACATCTGTCTCTAAGTTTTTAAGCCAATATGAGTTTTTTGATTCAAATTGCCATGAGAAAACGCCAAAGTATTCGGCCTCTTTATGCTTTCCCTGCTCGATTAGTTCTCGAATGATATGATTTTCAAATGCAGGCTGAAACGCTTTGCCCTCATAAATAGAATTGTCATAGCCAATTGCGTTTGGACTTATATACTTCTTTGTTTTGTCATCAAAGTATATTTGATAAATTACTGATTTTGCAGCCATCTGTATGCTCTTTTATAACACGACCCACATCCAGTCGATAATCTATTTCCAGTTGACCTTTTGTACATGTCAAATATTAAATGCCAAACAATGTCTTTTCTGTCCATTGCTTGTCCGCCATGCGAACTTACATGAATTTTTATTTCTGGTATTGTCATAAGGCAAATATAGTAAAATTTCACAAAAACAAGAGAGGCGACATGGTTTCCCAAATCGCCTCTCTAAACATTTTTGTTTAAAACTAATTAAGCAATTTTACTCTCCAAATAAGCCTTTGTTGCTTGATAGCTTGTTATAAAGAAATCTGGTGCCAATTCTGACTCGCCACCCATTGGTTGCGATAAAGTGATATTGAACGCATTGTCATCGCCAATTAAAACTCCAGTCGCTTTTGTAAGCGCAGTGATTTCTAAACCTGCCGACATGCCGTACAATTCAAATGTACCATTTGTCTTTTCAACTACAACGAATAAATCGTCAATCAATTTTAAATTATCCCAAACATTTTTAGCGTCTTGAGTTTGTTGCTGAAATTTACCAGTAATCGTTTGCGTAAACGATTTGATATTGTTTTCGCCCGTAACCAATTCTTGACTTGCACCTGCGCTTTTTGTTTTTGCGCAGAACTTATAAAGATAGTTGTAAGGTTGTAAACCAATTGCAGTAACAACGTTCTCGCTATCTGTCGTGAATCCACTATCGGTCAAATCCGATAGTGAACCCACGTAAATGTTTTTGGCTTTTATACCGCCTACTGATTGCAAATCTTCGCAAGTTGCGCAGGCTAATCCACTAACTATTCCACATGGCATATTGTTGTCTCCTATTTTTTAAGTTAAATAATTATGATAATGCGATAACAGATAAATCGCCATAGATGTACTGAGTTCCCATTTTGAATTCAGCATCGATGTAATTCATTTTGTCTCTTTTATCATAAAAGAAATCTAAAGTATTTGTGTCAGAAATTGCATCTGTACCAATTACTAAGTTCTCTCTGTATGTGTAAACTGCTCTGTGTTTGTGATTCATGTTATTAGCATTGATTACTTGAGACCAACGTGATTTCTTGTAAACTGGAATGCCTCTGAATTGTAATACTCTCGCAGCTTGCTCAACCATATCCCATGACTTATCACCACAACAAGCATCCTCACGACAAGTCAAATAGTTGTCATAAAGTTCACGTGTTAATGCAAAGTATTTGTCGCCCTCTGGCATTTGGTCTAAGATGTCTGGTGCAATTTCGTACATTGAACGTAATGTGTCTAATGCAGTGCAATCGCCTAAAGTTGTTGCAATTGTTACCTTTTCAACATCGTAAGCATTTGCGCCTGCAATTAAGCGAGCCCATACTCCAGTACATGATGCTAAAGTGTCATTTGCCGAGTTCTCATCGCCAAACCATGCAATATCGTAAACGTCTAAACGCACTGCGTTTGTTACTTTCTCGATAATGTAGTTTTCTACGATAGTTCCCTCTAAGTTTTGAGCCTCGTTACCAGTTCTCAAAAACTCTTCCATGAAAGTGTTTTTTAAGTTCTTAGCACACTGGTCTAAGTTAACTTTCAAATCACAAACCTCAATAAATTTCTCAGTGATGTCAACTACATCGCCTGCATTATCACGACCGCAACCAACCGATGGACGTACTACGCCCGAAAGGATTGTGTCTAATGCTAATTGTCTTTTAGATTTAATGTCTAAAATTATTCTAAATTCGTTTTGTAACTCTGGAGTCAAAAACGTTGGTTTAATTAAAACCTCGTTAGCTTGTTGCCCTGCCCAACTAACGTTAATGTCTAATACATCTGCCATTTTCTTGTTGTTTTATTTTTTGTTTAATTAATATTGTTTTTTAATGTTTTCTGCTACAATGTCAAATGGCGATTTTTTAACCTCTGACTTTGCTGCTGCTGCGTTTACTACTTTAGTCTCAGCCGTTTCAACTAATGACTTTAATGCTTTAAACTCTTTGTCCATTTTCGCTTTGAATGCTGCGCTTGCAGTTTCAATAGTTACTTTCTCAGCTTTTAATGCAGTGATTTCAGCATTTAACGACTCAACTTGAGCGGTTAAAACTTCTGTTTCATTTACTGCCTCTTCTACTGCAACTTCAACCTCACGAATCTCAACGATTACGCCTGCTGCGTCAACTAAAATGATTTTGCCAGTTGCTAAAGCATGCTCGCCCTCTGGTGCAAAAGTTGTCATGGTTTCGTCTGTGTAAACTGGTTTCCCAACTTCCAACTCGCCGTCTCCATATAAAATTGTAATTCCGTCTGCCAATGGCTCAACGAAATTTGTTGGCTCTGTGCCAGTCAATGCCTCTTCAATAGCCTTGAAAGCAGAGGCAATTTTGTTTTTGAAATTTGTATCCATTTTTATTTTATCGTTAAATTTTCCGAATGCTGCAATTGGCATCCTTACCGCATCCACAAAGCCAAGTTCTTTTGCTTGTTGTGGTGTCATGTAAGTTGTTTTATCCATCATTGCCATGATGTCCTCAATTGATTTGTTTGTTTTCTTTGAATAATTCTGAGCAAGGATTGTGTCGATTTGCGACAATGCCTCAGCCGTTGACTTAATTTCGTTTGCAGTTCCCTGCGCTCCGCCACTTGCATTGTGAATCATATATTGAGCAGTTTCACTCATTTCCACATAAGATGCCGCAGATGCAATTAGAGTTGCAATTGAGCCACAAAAACCATGAATGTATGCCGTAATTTTTAAACCTGCGTCCTGCAAGTCGTTATAAATAGAAAAACCCTCGTAAACGCTGCCGCCACGTGAGTTAATTATCAATTTGATTTCTTTTGACCCTTGTGAATGTGCCTTTGAAATTTCAGACCTAACGTAATCGGCCGAGAGTTCGCCCTTGTCAGTTCCAATGTCCTTATTGATTAGCAAATTATAAATTTCCATGTTAACAAAGTTAGCGGAAATAGAAATATGCTTTTTGTAAAGTTTTTACAATTAGATTTTCTTTACAATATAGATGACCGAATGAATACTTTTGCAGTATTTCTCTGCTAAGTCTGCATAAATAATCATTTTGCTTTTTTTATTCTTAAACACTTGCTCTTCGTATTCGCAACGAATTAAATATCGCTCCATGTCGCCAGTTGTTAGCGCACATTTCTCGGCTAAATGATAGGCCACATTATTGCAATCGCCAAAAGTGGTGTCAATTCTGGTGTAAAATTCACGTTCAATGTTCATTTGCCTTGTCCTTTATATTTTTTTGGTTGAAATTTTTTTGCTTTCGCTGCTCTGCCAGTCTTTCGTTTACCGAAATTTACTTTTATTTTTTGCGCCGTTGCTTTTGCCTTTGCCATTATAGTGAGGTTGTTGTTTCTATGACTTTAAGTCTGTTTTGAACTTCTGTTATTTCGGTTGCACTCACTACAAGTTGTAAGCCTCTCAATGCCTCAACAATGTTTACGCTGCTATCAATCGCTGCGTCTGGTGTTACCATTCCGCCGTTAGCAAAACCAGGTACTCCAATGCGTTTAAATGTATTTGAGCCGCCTAAAGCATTCTGTTGTCTTTGGTTTAATATTACCTCGCCAGTCTTAATAGTTGCTAACATATTATCGCCATTACTTCTGCGAATAGGCATTCCCATTCCTGCGGAAATTCTGGTTCCAGATAAGCCGCCATTTGCATAACCAACCAATCCGCCATCCGCATACTTTGGAATTGGAACGCTCTCAATTTCTCTCACTCTTTTTAAACCTTGTAATACCGCAACACTTGCCGCAACTGCGGACGCAACTGGCCCCGCAAATGCCAACGCTTGGTATGCTTGTTGTGCGGCTGCATAGGTGCTAATTAACGTTGACGCTATCGCTAAAAGTTTGCCCTCTTCTGTGTTCTCTCCAATCAATTGCGATGCTCCTTGCAAAACGTTTGCCACTGCCATAGCATTTGCAATCCTTGCTTTGCCCGCTTCGTCTTCAATCTTAACAATCGCAGCATTGTTTTTCGCAATTTCCGCTTTCTTTTGCTCTTCTGTTTTCTTTGTGTCGGCTAAAATTATTGCGTTTTTATTTTGCAAAATAGCAATCTGCGCTGCGCTTACCTCTTCAATTGTTGTCGCTTGTGTTTCGGCAAGTTCTAATTCATAGATGTATTTATCCTCATCTAATTTCTTTTGCTCATTGTCATTTGCAATCTTATTATCTGTAACAAGGTTTTGATTAGCAATTTTTAGCGCAGTTATTTGGTCATCATATGCTCCAGTAATTCCATTAAATTGCTCGAGACGTGCAATTTCCTCGTTGTTTCTATCTATCTGCGATTGTTTTAAAGCGTCATCATATTGCTTTCTGGTTTTTAATCCATTTGCAAACTCTTCTTTTAAATTAGCCTCAAATTGTGAGCGATTAAGTTCATTAATTGTCTTTTGATTGTTAAATGCGTCAACTCTGGCTTTTTGTTCTGCATTTAGTTGCTCAGTTACTTTTTTAGTAAAGTCTTCGAGTTGTTTTGCCGCTTTAGCGATTGCCTTTTCCTCATCTGCTCTTTGCTTTTCTAATCTGGCTTTATTTTTGTCCGCCAATTTTTGACGCTCTTCGTTTTCTGTTTGGATTAATAGGTTTTTTCTATTCGTAATTTTTTCTTGTAAATCCGCACTCGATGACGATATATTTATTAAGTTCTTTTCGGCTTCGGCCGCTTTGTTTCTAAGTTCGTCATTCGCTTGAAAATTCTTTTCAGCTATTTTTAATTGCGATTGTGCAATTCTAAAATTCTCTTTTGCTATTGCCAAAGACTCTTCAAAGTTCTTTTTTTCAATGTTTGACGCTTCATTTAAAAATCCCAAACGTTCCTGCTCAGTTTTTGTTCTGTCTTTAGACTGAATGATTAAATTTTTAATCTTAGCCTCACTTTTTGCAGACTCGATGCCAAATGCTCTTTCTCTATCTTCGAGTTCTTGAATTGCTTCGGCCAATTGATACGACTCACTTGCTGCGCTCGATACGCCATCAATAAAGCCAGAGAAATCCAATGTCAATAATTTAGTGATATTACCTAAAGCGCCAGTAACCGCACCTTGTATGCCCGCTAATGACCTCTCAAAGAAATCAAATATTGGTTCGAACTTTTGCAATACTGAGAATAAAGTTGTAAACGCTAATAAAATGACTCCGACTGGATTGGTTAAAATCATTTTAAATAAAGAGCCAAGACCAGTTCCAAAAACTTTTATACCATCCGCAGCGCTTGCAAATGCCTCTTTGTAGTTACCTACATTTCGAACATTGTTTCCGACCGCAGATTCCTGCGCCTTTAGTGTATCGGTTAAATTTTTAAGTCTATCTGTTTGCTCTTTGGTTGGTTTCTGGAGTCTAATGTATTCCGCATTCAATTCCTTTAGCAACTCACGATTTTGTTTTATTGAGTTGTTATTGAAATTTGTCGTGTCTGTGTTTGCTTTCTCGGCATTCGATAGTTCGCCAATAGACTTTTCGTTCAACTTGTATTGACCCTCTAATGCTTTTAACTGGGCGTTATTATCCCGAAAAGCCTTTTGATTTTCTTTAGTTGAAACGTCTAACTTCGATTGCTCCTCTCGCAAGTCAGAAATTCTTTTTTTAATCTCTTCTTGGTTTTTTTGGAGTTCGCCGAATTGAATATCGACGTTATATACTATTGACTTCTCGTCTGCCATTTCCTTTGTTTAAATGGCGGCCAGTTTCCCGACCGCCGTTAAATTATTCCACCTTACCAAATTCGACATTTGGTTGCTCATCTAAAAACTCAATCGCTTTTACGATGTTTGAAACTTCCACTAAATTAAAACAACCTTTTGCAATTGCAATATTTAGCGCCTCTTTTACGATTTGTTTTGCTAACTTATTGTCCATTACTTAATTTTTAAAGGTGTTAAATCTTCGTTTGTCCAATAATCTTTGGCTAACATAATTTCCAAATGCTCCAAATTTCTTTGGATTGTTTTTTCCTCATCTTCAGTTAAAGTTTCTTTTGCTCTTAACTCTTTGATAAGATTTACGCTATCTAATGCCGAAGCATAATTGATTGCGATTTGTTCGGTTGTTATTTCTATTGTTTCCATTATGATTTCATTAAAATTTTATATGCTACTCCATTAATTCTAACTGACCAACTTCTGTCAGAAACTAAAACTTCGGTCGCTACTGCACCTGCGTTATGTCCTGTACTACCTACAACAAATTGATTTGAAGCGGTTGCAGATGCGTCACGACCAATAACTATCGAACCCGAAAAATTACCCGTTTCGCAACCCGAACCAATTGCGGTATTTGAACTTCCCGTAGTATTATCATAACCACACAAATAACCCAAAACAACATTACTACTTCCAGTAGTGGTAGCCCTTAGCGAATCATATCCGACCGCAGTATTTTGAATTCCCGTTGTCAATAATCTTAATGAGTTCATACCAATTGCAGTAATTGCCGATGCAGTTGTATTACTATAAGCAGCCTCAAAACCAACTGCGGTGTTGTTAGATGCGGTGTTATTAAATAAAGAAAATCTACCTATTGCAGTATTGTTTGAACCCGTTATGTTATATGCTAAAGAAGCATAACCTATTGATGTGTTATTTGAACCTGTTGTATTAAAATACAATGAATCCATACCTATGGAAACATTATCATTACCAGTAGTATTATCTTGCATTGACCTACGTCCTATTGCCGTATTTTTTATACCTGTTGTATTAGCAAATAATGATAAATTACCTAAAGCAGTATTATATTGCCCAGTTGTATTTGCTCTTAATGCTTGATATCCAATTGCAGTTATTTCATTTCCACTTGTATTACTATATGCAGATTCAAAACCAACCGCAGTATTACTTGCATCATTTCCCGCACCTCGACCAACTCTCACTCCATTGATTGTTGCATCTTTTAAAATACTTGCTGTACCATCTGACCTATCAAATGACATTGGACTATCAATAAAAGTTCCCGCATCATTGTATCTTCTTATCGCTAAATCTGCTCCCGCATTTGCGCCACTTTCAGTTCCATCCACACGAAATGCCCATCGAGGCAAATTCCCACTTCTGAATGAAAAGATTTTTGCAATCGAAGCATTTGCAGACATGATAAAACGATTAACCGCAGTTGTCGTTTCAGTGCCTTGATTTGTGCCGTCATCAAAAAACTTACTATCGCCAATGGTTGACGATGCCGTAAACTTTGGCAGTGTATTGATTGTGCCACTTCCCTCAACGCCACTTGCATTGCCTAAATTTGCAATGTCCTGCGTTGTAATTCTTTTAGTTGTGCCAGTCTGAACGATAGGCACTAACTCAGTTCCATTTAGAGCGCTGCCCGCAGGCAGTCCGCTTATTTTTTTCTTTGCCATTTGTTTTTAAATTATTATGTCGTTATTATTTTCTGTAATTATATCTTCTAAAATTTCTGTGTTCAAATATGTATAATCTGTTACTGGTTCTATTGCTCCAAATGTTTGTGGTGTCCTATCTAAGACCCCAACGTTAATTAATTCAACCTTTGTCAAACCTAAAGAATTTGGATTGTAGTCAATTATTCTGTTAAGTCTAAAAATCGCACTAAAATACGAAATATACCAGAGTTCTGCAAAATCTAATTCTGTAATGTCTTTACTACTCAGCTTGAAATATGCCGTAACTTGCGCAGAGACCGAAAGCGAGTCAATTGCTTGCTTGTAATATCTGTCAATTAAATTGCCTTGCGTCATCGTTACAATGTCTGGCGTTGAAAAACTTAGATTCATGCTATATGAATCAATCCCAGTCTCGTTAAATAATTGTTTTTGGAAATAGCACAATGGTAAATTACCCACATAGCCAATATTCTCAACGTAAATTTGATTAAATACCCCATCCGACAGAGTTTCAATTGTAACCAGTCCGCCATTTATTAAAATTCTCGGCTCTTTTTGCGTGTTTTTTATCGTTGGCTCGGCCGCATCTAACATCGTTGTGATTTTAATATAGTTTGGCGAGTCTCCTTTAAAAGATTTTTCAATAATAGTCGGAGAGAATCCAACCTCTCCAATCAATGATGCGTCTCCTTGCTTAGTTAAATAGTATTGCCCATCGCCAAACTTGTAAGGTTGCTGCAATGTTTGTTTTAAATCATAACGAATGCTCCAAAAGTCCTTATCGTCATGCTTATATCTAAAATCGTATTTGCGAGAAAAATTTGTCGGTTGATAATTGATAATCGGAGCAGGCGTTAAACTTAATTTCTCGCTAAAATCCTTTTGTCTGTTATTTTGATAATATTGGTCGTAGGTAAAAATTTCGACAACGCCAGTATTGTCATTCACAAAGACAATCCAATTAAACATCTTATAGCACCATTGAAACAAATCAATTTGCTTTATTGGCGGCAAGTTTGGTGCAACCTCAGCCGTCTCGCCATAAATAATATTCAAAATGTCGTCTGCGTTTCTTTGTTTTGGACGCACAATAAACCTACATTCATAAAGTTCCAATGCTCCAGTTGCAAACGGCCTAACAATGTTTAGTCTAAATTTCTCAGTGTCCGCAATAAAGCCAGTTGCAAACAAACTAAAATCAATTCCATATTGTGGATTTAATCTGTTTGGAAATGTTTTTGAATCAATTGAGCGCCAATCGCCCAAAGCATTGTCATATTGCTCTAAACTGGCAACAAAATTCCATCCCACTGGATATGTGTCGCTCGGCGTTTTATATTTTACGCTTATTAAAACTTCAAATCTTTGATTTCCATTTGCAGTGTACTCATCCACGCTCCATTGACTTAGATTATCGCTTATTGTAATTGGAAATGGAATAATATTGTCTCCAGTTGCCAAAGGAATAGTGTAAGCAGTGTTTGCCCTTGTGCCATAAAAACCAAAGTTGGTCGTTAAAAAGTCATCTGAATGGATAAACTGCGCATTGCTAAATGGTATTAATAACTTGCTTGTATTATAGTCATCAAAAAACGTGGTGCTTAATGTATAGCCATTGTCATTGCAAATCTGTTTAATTGCACGCTTTAAATATAGCGCAGGATATAAGTCATTTAATTTTATTGGCGGACTTTCGCCCCCACTCAATGGGTCTAATGTTTGAAATTGACCATAATCAATAACTGGATAAAAGTAATCCGCAGGAACGCCCGCAGGATAAGTGCCATTCCATGTGTCAACAATTGTCTCATCATAAACATGGTCTAAGTCATCCAAATTTAATTCGGTTAACATCTTTTCGCCAAATACATCTTTAAGTTTGCTCAACTCAGCAAAGGCATAAAACGAAATTGTGTCGCTCGTTACCTCTGTAAGTCTGCAAAGACCATTGAATAATACTTGGCTATTCTTTTGGATGCGGATTTTTCTCTGTGCGTACTTATCAAAAGCATTTTTAGCATTAATACTAAAAGCAAATCCAAATATTTTATCGTTCTGTTTTGTTCTGGGAATAACAATTGTTTTAGTCTTAGAACCAGAGCGTCTATTTAAGTCCTTAATATCAATCAATTCATAAGTCGTTGGAATTAAAATGGCTTTGTCGCCCAACTCCAATTGGTATAAATCGTCAATTATAATTTCTGTATATTCCATCTATCGTGTTTGAA